TTACACCTCTGCCGCTATGGGGAATTCGGGCATTTGTACGCGCAGATCGATATGACGTCCCTCAGGAATGTCGATAGGCTGACCATCCACATACCCTTCTTTAATATTCCGCGCGAAAACAGGAACACCGTCGTGGGTACGGTGATAACTGCGAATAATGATATCGCCATTGGTTTCAACCTGATAATCAACCCAAATCAATGCTTGCTTGTTACTGTCTAATGGGATTTCAATCCCACCGTTTATCCCCCCCCAAATTGGGTCGGCATTGAATCCGAGCGTCCCTGCCATGCGGTAAACCCCTTCGCTGAGCCTCTCCGTTTTTACCCCCAGAACGTCTTCATTGAATACGCTGCGGCCATCACCAAAGAGCTTGACTACCGGGGAGGCGGGTTTGAGATACCCATTGGTGTCCGTGATCGTGGAGGCCTCTGTCCAAACCTTGAACCACTTGCTCCACTCGGTGCCATTCCAGGTACGCAAAAACATCTTCCCACTCTGGTTTCCCGACACCCCATAACCGTAACAAGTTTGCGCCGCGCGATAATTTTCTTTGGTGTCTTCTTGACCGACTTTCCAGCCATACACATCCAGAAAATACGTCCCGACATCTTTGAACGGATTCCCCAAAGGATCCGTTCCTACCATCCCTCTGCGCGAGAAGTATCGATCATTAAAATCCAGTTTTCTCGCTGCCGTTACACCATAGGTCAATCCCCAATCTTTCAGGTTGGAAATATCCGATACCGTAGGCAAACAGGTATCACCGAAGGTTCGCCCCCAGCTGATTTTCCCCGCCGATACCGAGTTGGATACACCGGTAAAGAGTGCTCCCGATGAGCCCACAGCCATATACCCTGTTGTTGGGCCACCATCGATCGGCAGTGAGACACAGCCAAAAATGTTGTTGGGAAGTGGAGCATTGTCAGAGGCCGGCGTCACTCGATACATGTTGTAAATTCGTTGAAAAGCATCATCTTTATGCTGGGCACCTGCTCCCAGACCAAACTCCCCTTTTGAAATCAACCGGCTGTCGAGATAATCACGATCGACGACAGTTGCATCGGTCAAGTTCGCAATCACTTTTTTACCCAGAGGGCTCTCAGGTATAACGCTATCTTTGGTGGCGACATGATTCCAGTTATCGACCATAGCCATATCTACGCTAGAAATCTCATAGAAACACTGATTGATAAAGCTACCAAGATTGACATGTACCTCATACATATTCGCCGTTCGCTCAATCAAACAAACGTCAATGACCGCCGCACGCTCTTGCAGTGCGTTCCAACATGTCACCCCCGCTCGTCCAGCTGCGTTGACAGTCGAAACTTGCCCATCACCGGTACGTATAACAATACTCGCCATCGCATTATGGATCCAAGCTCCGTTATAACCTGGTCCGCCGGTAACATCGATCTTTAGCGTACTTCCACCTTGCGTAAATTTGCTGATTTCACCAAGCAAATACCATCCTGGGTTCTTTGCCGTACCAGGCATCTTCCAACGAGTGTTATTAATGACTTTTTTAACCGTGACATCCATGCTATCGAGCACTTTCCTATATCCCGGCAAGATAATGCGTTGCCCATCGTCTTTTTCTATGGTGACATCACCTGATGAAGTCAATAAATTCATCAAATCATTGCGGCTTCCTTGAAAGTAAGTTAGCAAAGCTGACAATCTTGCGGAAAACTGGCTGATATCACCTTCATAAGTAGTGATAATCGCGTAATCTTGCCCAGTGGCCGTCGAACCTGCATAAGGCGAACTTAATACAAAGAGATTGTTGTTACTTACAGATTTAATCTCATAAAGTTGATTGTCTGGAGCCAGCAAAATCGTCCCAGGCATCACGCCATTTTTTGCGTCAGCCCATTGCGTCCCCACCCCTGCGACGGATGTCCCATTGCTGACAACATTAATTTTTCCCGTTCTGTACCACATGCTTAAATTCCTTGATATGCAATTGCATCATGATTAAAAGGCAGGCGCGCCAATGCCTGCCGTTAATGACATATTTATAATTAGCAACTCACGAAAGAGAGAAATAAATAGTCGATTCTAATTACTGCAAAGGTCCAACGTTGGCATCATCTGCATCGGCAAGATCAATATCGCGAAAATCTGCCGCATGTTTTTCCTTCTCATCAACTTCCTGATTCTGAAGGACATCCAGTCGTAGATCGATCCAGCGCCCCGCCGGAATATCCATAGGCTCACCGGCAATAACCATCGCCGTATCTGCATCGAATCGCCGTTTACTGACTCTGACCGTGACGACGCCATCGTCGTCAGTCTCCGTCTCTACGAAGCACAAACGGTTGCCGTTGCCATCTTGAGGTATTTCAAACGTCCACCCCTCCTTTGCGAAGCCACGAGCACCAGTGAGGCGATAAACGCCAGTCGTGAGCTTTTCTGCAGTGACTCCCGCCGCCTCGGGATTGATCGCCGCTACGCCGGCAAGCATAAAGCCGGCTAAAAAATCACTGTTCATGCGCTGCGGATCGCTGGACAAGCGAGCAATCGGCGAAGCTTTCTTGATAAAGCCGTTGCCATCTACCGTCGTCGTCGCTTCTGTCCAGTCCTTAATCCATCCAGTCCATTTCGTACCGTTCCACACCCGGGTAAAAACCTTGCCGCTTTCAGAACCAAGGCTGCCATAACCGGAAACCACCTGCCGCGTGCGAAGCGAACCGGGCTCCGCTCCGCCATCCACTTTCCAGCTTTCAACTTTAATAAACGCGGCGCCCACCCCCAATTCCGCCGGTCGATTAATAGCGTCATTAATCACCATCAACGGACTGGACTGGTATAGCGAATCTAAATTAAGCCGAGCTGCAGCGGTGACTGCCCCCGTCAATCCGTAATCTTTGCCATTTCTCAACTCCGAAACGGCAGGAGCATAGAGATCGGTAAACACGCGCTGCCAGAATATTTTTCCTTTATTTTCCCCATAGTTGCTTCCTTGCCCTACCCAGGCATGCCGCTGCCCGCTCACCGCCAAATAAGCCGCCGATGGGCTGCCATCCAGCGGCAGGGAAACCACCGCTACGTTACCCGCACCACCTGGATAGTTAGCCGAGTCTTGATTTATCCGATAAAAACGGTTGAGCATTTCAAACGCATCATCTTTGTGCACAGAAGTGCCGCCAATCCCGGTACCATCGCCAGCCCAAATGCACTTCTGCAGATCTATTTTTTTGTTTGCCAAACTCTCGACATACTGCGCATAGATTCCCACGTTCATATTGCTGGCAGGAAGGTCGCCCTCGAAACGAGTCCCTTTGTTGACCCAACGGCTCAGCATGGTCGAAAGTGACCCTCCTTGCACCGTATAGTAGTTGGAGGCCATGAAACTGCCCAGAGTCACATAAACATCGTAATTATTTGCCGATGTTTCTACTAAAGAAAGAGCTTTAATAATAACTTCATTACCTGAGTGAACCACTCTAGCTGAAATGCGCCCACGTGAATTAACAACGTTATTCTGCGTCCCCGTTCTGATAATAACCTGTGCTCCAGTGTTATTGTAAACCTGGCCATTAAATCCCGCCCCGCCAACGATATCTATACTCACCGTTGCGCCATTTTGCGGGAAGTTCACCAGCGTCCCCCACAAATAAGTGACATCTGCCGTTGTTGTCACCGGCATCGCAAAGCGTAAACGATCGATGGAAACAAGCGCCTTGTCTTGCATATCCGCCATCAATTTGCTGTACGAAGGTACAGTGATCAACGAACCATCTTCTTTGGTTAATTTAACGTCGCCGGTACCAGTCAAGACATCGATCAACTCACTACGACTTCCCTGAAAATAGGTTAGCAAGGCGCTGAATCGAGCAGAGAACTGACTGATATCTCCTTCGTAAGTCGTAATGATGGCATAGGGTTGCCCATTGGCCGTCTCACCCGAATAACTACTGTTCAAGGTCAATGAAGCATTGCTGTTAACGCTCTTGATTTCATAGAGCTTATTATCTGGTGCCAGCAACATCATCCCCGGCATCACGCCGTACTTTGCATCTCCCCATTGTGTGCCGGTCGCAGAAACAGAGGCGCTATTAGCGACAACATTAATTTTACCCGCTTTATACCACATACTTATTTCTCCATGTTTCTAAAAATTAAATTAAGGTAATTAAACGCCAAAGAACATTCATCCTCTCCAGGACCAGAACCTATTATTCTTAAGAGGGAAAACCATCATGACAAAAGAGGAAACTATTGTGCTATCTCGATCATCCATAGCGTCAGTCTCAATTCTAATTTGCTGCTCGCCGGCATACGCTGGAATATCGATTGAAATAGCATCTTCATAAACATCCCCTCCGCTCACTCTACTGAATCGATGTTGACGAAGGATATTCCCATTCAGTTTGATTCGCATATTGCATACCGAACCTCGCGGGCTGCTGTAATACACGACCTTGATATTGGGAATGACGAGTCTCACGGCATAGTTCATTCCACCCGCATAGACGTAGGTATATACGCCATCATGCTTGCGTAGCGTCTGGGCACTGAATGCCTGCATGCTGGCAATATCACCATCTATCCTATTCGCATAAACCTTGCCTCTGACATCGCAGTTCTCATTGATGGTCACGTTGTTGAATACGCCTGAAGTGGCGAAAATACGTCCGCGCACATCCATATTACTGAACGTGGCATAACCATTCTTATTGATCGCCCATCCCTGCCGATAAGCGGGGTCGTCATGCCAAACGTAGTTTGACGACGTGATTTCCTGTGCTATTTTTGCACTGTCTATCGAAGCATTGGCGATAAACGCGGCGTTAATAAACGTCTGGCCATTTTGCACGGCAAACGGGGAGGAGACACTTCCGTTTGGATTATTCAGCAACGCAAAACGATCCGCCTGGACCAAGAACTGACTGTTGCCCGCGCCATCTACGCCCAACGCCATCCCTGCAACAAACTGCCGCCCTGCGTTGTCAACCTGTACCTTCAAACTCCATGATGCCGATATCTTTCCGTTCAATGAAGCCTGTGCCTGTTTGACCTCCTGTACCGCCGCAGTGTTATTACCGGCGGTCGCCGTCACGTGATCAATACGTTGTCCTAATGCACTATCGGCGCTTGAACGTACGCTGCTTTCATTCAGCAGATTGGTTTTGACCTTACCCACTTCAGTATTAAGTTGAACAATCTGTTGTGAAGAGGCCGATTGGTTATCGGTAACTGTTTTCGCCAGTTGGGTCAGTGCAGCGCGGTTTCCCTCTGTTTTACTGGATATATCGGTAAGCTGTTTTGCCTGAGCGCTACCCGTATCCACCAAAACCTGCAGCTGTTGTTCAACGTTCGCTTGATTCTCATCAACCGTGCCGCTTAACGTCGTCAACTGTTGTGCCAAAGCGCTATCGGCCTGCGCCCTTACCGTCAACTCTGTGGCCAATTTAGCCGCAACGCTACCAAAATTGGCCTGCAAGCCAATCAACTGCCTAGCCTGCGCTTGTTGCTTATCGGCCAAAACCGTCTGTTGAGTCTGGAGCCCCGCAGTAATGGTGTTTTGTTGCTGAACATCCCCACTTTGCTTCAATGCCAGCTCAATATTGGCTTTCGCCGTCGCTGCCAACGATTGTGACAGACTGGCATTGGCGCTATCGGCATCAGATTGCGTTTGCTGCAGCTGCGTAATTGCAGCCTGGCTCTCCCCTACCTGGCTATTAAGTGAATCCAGCCGTTGTGATAATGCGCTGTCCTCGGTCGCGCGTACGGTGAGCTCCTGCCGCAGCCCGGCAGAAACATCGCCAAAGTTAGCCTGCAGCATAAGCAACTGCCGTGCCTGCGACTCCAGCTTGTCGGCATGAACCTCCTGTTTCGAAATAAGCCCGGCGTTTACCCCAACCTGTTCTTTCTTGCTGTTATCAAGGTTTAGCGCATTCTCAATATCCGCTTTGCTCAAGGCTTCCAGCGACTGCGTCATTCCCGCCCGTGCGCTTTCGGCATCGCTGACAACCTGCTGCAGTTGGGCCAAGGTTGCACGACTATCGCCCACTTGACTATTGAGCGAGTCCAAACGTCGTGACAGCGCGCCGTCTTCCGTTGCACGCACGGTTAACTCTTGCTGGAGTTCTGCAGAAACATCACCAAAGTTGGCCTGCAAACGTGCCAACTGCCGTGCCTGAGACGCCAACTGATCGGCCTGAACTTGCTGTTGGACGGTAATCGTGGCGTTAACTTCGTGCTGATCTTTTTTGCTGTTATCAAGATTTAATGCGTTCTCGATATCCGCTTTGCTGAGTGCTTCCAGCGATTGCGTAATGCCCGCCATTGAACTCTCGGCATTGCTGGCTGCCTGCTGAAGTACATTGATGGCCGAAGCCTGGCCATCAACGGCCGTTCCCAACGTGTTAAGCGCTTTCGCCTGAGCGCTGTCAGCTTCTGCGCGAGTCTGCGATTCCGCTGCTATCGCTGCCGTATTGGAGCCCGCTTGTGATTCCAGGGCACTGAGTTGCCGTGCCAGAGCCGACTCGCTATCCGTCAAAGTCTTCAGTTGCTGCGTAACCTGGGCCTGATTATCGCTAAACTCGGCGCCCAATCCGCCCAACTGCTCACCCATTGCCTGCTGCTGGTTAGCCAATGCTTCCGTTTTTGCCGTAACGGCCGCATTAACCCGACCTTGTTCCGCATGATGGTCATCGACAATTTGGGCACTGGCGGCCACATCCGATTCCACTTTGGCCAACGCCGCTTGAGCATCTGCCTGCGTTTGTTCCAATTGGGCGATCGTTCCCTGCTGCTTATCGGAAACGGCTTTTACCGAATTGATAACTTGGGACATTGCCTCATCGGCATCACTCCTTGCCTGCTTTTCTTGAGCAATTTGCGCCGCATTGCCCGCTGATTTGGCCACGACGGCAGCCAATTGCTCTGCCAGCGCTTGGTCCTGTTCCCGCAAGACGCTAACCTGAGAAATCACCTCTGCAATGCTGGTGCCGTCACCGCCGGTCAATGCGTCTACTTTAGCCTGTAGCTCGGTATCGGCCCGCTGCAGAGCCGCTCGCGTCCCGCTAAGCTCATGCCGGGCATCTTGAATATCTCCGGCCAACGTTTGCTTCGCCATCGTCAAATCAGTGCGTGCCAAATCGAGTGTCAGGCTATTCTCAATCGCCGCCTTGCTGATTTGCTCCAGGTTGCGCTGCAAACCTTCTACGGTCATGTTCAGATCGGTATTGGTGCCGGCAACTTGTTCTTTAACACTCTCGAGAGCCTGCTCCAACGCACCGACATCGCCGGCCAGTGCCTCCTTGTTTTGCTCAATGTCACGCTGCGCCTTAGCGATCTTATTCGCCAGATCCTGAACGTTTTGATCGGACGGCAGACTGGAGATTTTATCCAACAGTTCTTTACCTAACTCCGTCTCGGTAATGCTGTTGGCAATCTGTTCCAAAACGATATCCGCTTTATCGGAGGAAATGCCGCGTACAAACTCCGTCCATTCAGACTGTAAGCCGTTTTTATCCGTAAACGCCGCGCGAAAATACAGCGTTTGCCCCGCCCTGAGTCCTTGCATGTCATAGTTATTTTGCGGATAAGGCACGTCTGCCAACAGTTTCTCATCAGAGAAATCCGCTCGTGCAGCAACGGCTAGCGTTGTTTTCAGACCATCCTCAGCCCCTGTACCAAACATCCAGGAAAGTTGGATACCAAATACCCGATCGATAGAAGCGCGCAGCCCAACGATTCGCGGCGGTGCCCCTTCTTTACCGGCCAAATAGGTGGTTTCTGAGCGGCCCCAAGGTGAGGAGACGTCGACTGCATTAACCGCACGCACCCGAACATCATAATTGCCTGCGAAAATACCGTTGACTTCAAACCCCAGCGAAGAGGTCGCACCGATATTCACCCAGTTGCCGCTGTCTTTGCGCCATTGCGCTTCATACTTCAGCGCACCGGTCACCCTCGCCCATTGCACGCGCAGAGTGGCGATATTGATCCCTTGGCTGACATAGTCATACCGGGAAAGAGTGATATTGGCGGGTGCGGCTATCGTGCCAGGGGGGGTGACAGTAAGCGGCGGAGAATCCAACCGAACACCGTTATCGATAAACGCGTATTTATTTGGATCGTGCTCTACCGCACTGATGGTGAAAGTGCCATCATCGTTGGATTGCACTGAAATCACGCGGAACTGTTGAACGGCCAGGTCGTCAGAATCGATGCTCCAGACCGCTTCCGTTTCCGGTTGCTGACGAAAAGCCGCAGTGAGCGTTACGGTTTTCTTGTCAGCGGCAATGCTGGCAATGGTGCGGCGTTGGGCCGTGCCATCCGGCAGATTGACGCACAAACGATCGCCCGCGGTAAACTCGACCTCACGATCCAAAACGACTGTTCGTTCCTGTGCAGTTCGGATCCTGCCGCCATTGGCCTTACCGGCCAACATCGCGTCCGCGACGCCGATAATACGCGCAGGCAGAGGAATATTGCCGTCCAGTCCAACGTTAAAACTGACGGTACGATCTTTGGCATTGCTTAAAATAGCCCAGCGACCGCGGCGATGAGCTTCGGTCCGGCGTGTGCAGCCAATAGCCGTTATTTCGGTCTGGTTCACCCCATACCGTTTAACCAAATCGTTATCGTAGGCCGCCTCAACGGCCTCGGCATAATGATTGGATGGATCTCCCCATTTGACCAACGCCGAGGTATAGCGATTCTTGTAAGAACCTGAGGCATAGGTAAACTCACCGTTAATCACGTTGGCTCGCGAATAGACAAAATCCATATCGCGCGGCATATCCGCATAGGCAAATAGCTGATCGTTACCCCAGTAGGTAATACCGCGGAAAATAGCCGAAATATCGCGTAAGACGGTGTAAGCATCTTGCTGAGATTGAATATACACATCGCACAAAAAGCGTGGTTCCTTACCCTCACCACCCAGTCCGTCACTGACGAGCTCATCACAATACTGGGCGATTCGATAGAGTCCCCATTTGTCCATTTCCAATGCGGAAACCCGGTTCCCCAACCCATAGTTCTTATCAAGCGCAATATCGTAGAACACCCAGGCAGGGTTGTTGCTCCAAGCCCATTTGAAACTGCCATCCCAAGCGCCGGAGTAACTGCGAGCCAACGGATCGTAGTTGGCGGGAATGCGTATAATCTTGCCTTTTGGCCTGACGGTAATTTTAGGGACCGCGTTGAATTGAGCTGCGTCGAACTCAATGAACAGCAGTGCCGTATTGGGATAACGAAACTTCGCGTCAACGATCTCGGTATAAGTCTGAACCTGGGTATTATTTACCAGTTTGCTGCTGGTGGAGTCCGGCGTCAGACGACTTACACGCAACGTCCAGCCGTTTGTTGCCTTGGGCAAGTTAACCCGATGGTCACGCTCATACAAACTGGTGGTTTTGCCCTCTACTTTTCCGGCAACGACCGTTTGATAAGCAGCGCCGTCGGTAGAGAGTTCAATTTTGTATTCCACAACCGCGCCATGCATATCACCGTTATTTTCATAACGAAACAGCGATGGAAATCCCATCCGAATGCGCAATGCATCAATGTCGGTATTAGTGAAAGTACGTGTCCAGGCATTGGTCGTCGTCAGTTTTACGTTGACGGAGGTTTCCGACTCAACGTCCGGCATCCCCTGAATGTAATCCTGCATTTGCGTACCATTGCGCACCTCCCATTTCAGTCCGGTGAAATTCTCGCTGCCGTCGGCATTGTGTATCGGCGTGCCATCCAGCAGAATGCGCGTGCCGTCTAGTTCGCCGGCGATCTCACCTTCCGATAACGCCAGGAGGATTTTAATTTTTGCATTGGACTGCAAGTCATCAGGTGATTCGACCGGTGTATGCGCCGCTCCACCACCACCTTTGCGCCCGCGAATAAGTGTCTGTGCCATATTGCGCCCATAAAAAAAGGCCGCCTGAGCGACCGTGATGAATAAAGAAACGTCCTATTGTTGGTTTTCGGCGTAAATGCCCGCTGAGATCACCGCTCCCCCGATCTCGCGTTCACCGTACAAAATGGGCACAGGGTAGCCCTGTGCAGTGGTATTGACCGGGGAACCGAAAGCATACGAGGGTTTGTTCTCCACCGATTGTGAAACAGACATGCCGAAGCTGGGTTGCGGTGTCAGCATCTGGATGACACCGCCCATCACCATGGAAGCACCCATCATGCTGAGCGTTGAAACGGTGAGAGAAGTTGCCATGGATGCCTTCCAAAGCGCCAACGTGCCGCCCCCTGTATAAAATGCCCCTATCAAAGCGGCAACGCCGAGCACTATCTGGAACATGCCGCCGTTCTTGCTGCCCGCAATGATCGGCATGATGCGGATCACGGCATCACCTTTCGAGGTTGCGAACTCTTCAACCCCGATATTTTGATCACCGTTGAAAAAAGCGAAGTGAATGCCTTGGCGATGAGCGCCCATCATATATTTCTCAAACCCCTCGACCGTGACGCACAACGCGCGCAAGGCTTCACAAGTATCTTCGACCACCAACCGGTGAGTCTTGCCAAACCGCTTGCCCAGTTGGCCTCCTAACCTGATTGTTCTCGCTACCTTGTTCATAACAACTCCTTACGCCTGACCACTCGTACCGTTCGTTCTTGGAAATAGCCGTTATAGGGATAACGTTGGCTTAACTGGCCATAGAGATGATGCAACATCATGCTATCCCCTAAATAAATCCCCGCATGGTTTGTCACCGGAGCTGAAATTTGCATCATGATCATGTCACCCGGCCGTATTTCTCCCGCAAATTCACGAAACCCTTCACGATACCAATGCTCGTCATAGAGTCGGGTATGACCATCTCTCCACCACTCATGCTCTACGGAGTAATTATTCAGCATGATTCCATGCTGCCGGTGGTAATAATCCATGATCAATGACCAGCAATCGGCATGTCCCAGCAGCCAGTTACGGCCAATCAACGGACGATCGCCACGCGGTGCAATTTCGAGATAATCCCCTTCAGGCCACGACAAAATGCCCCAGACAATACCCGAATGATCGCACTGAACCCGGTCCAACTCAGAAGGAACTACATTTGGCACATCGGGATGGCTGTGAATAATGCGAATAATTTCCCCACACGCTTCCGCACGAGCATAGTCCTGCGGAGCAATAACAAACCCCTCCAGCGGGCTGTCAGCCACATTATCACACGGCAAATACCGTACTTTACGACCACTGAGTACCACAAAACCGCAGCTTTCATTCGGGTACACCGAGCGGGCATGCTCATATATGGCCTGCATAACATGTTCTTGCATGCTCATTTCCCTAAAAGATTTGAACCAGGGAAACCACCGAAGGAGAGCGGCTGGGCTTCACCAAACCTTTTTCTGCATGAGGAAACACGGCCGCCACAGACATCCAACGCGGGATCGTCCACCGGTTGATCATCTTTGTCGAAGCCGGCAACGCCGCCGTAGTCGCAACCTCTTCCTGTACGATACCAACCGCGAATACACCACGTGCACAAACCATGGATTTGCCGTGACGGCAATTGTTGCCCCTGCAAATCAAAGGGTGTGGCCAGTTGGAATTCCACGACGGTGTTAGTCTCAGCAGTTTTGCTATCGATATAAAATACCTGCACCCGTTCCTGACTGGCATCCGCCAGCGAATTGCCTGCCGGAAAGTTGCGCGCATCAAGGTATTTCACAAAGGTTTGATGCACGGAGACTTTGGCCTGGACAAGATCGCTGTACGCCAGACATAACGCAGTCACCACATTGCTGATATTAGCAACGCGCAGTTTCGGCGTAGGCTGTGAACCGTCAGTTGTCGTGGCCAAGCCGGTAATTTCATACGGGTAAGCTTCATATTCCTGGCCCCGCCACCAAATTGACCTGGGCTTCAGGCGTTGCTCATCCCCTGCAGACGCGGCAAGCTCCTCAGATTCCCGAGGAAGGCTGTGCGCATGGAAGCGCAGGATGTCCGCGCCAAAACCGGTCCCATCAATTTCAATCAATTGGATAACTTCACCGGGCTCTAATTTTTGCACATCGTTGTGATATGACATGGCTCCCCCTACACCCCGAAGGCCTGTTCAAAGGTAAAACTCACCGAAAACACATTGCGTGAAAGCGGTGATACCGTGATGGAGTCAGATTTGACTCTAAACAGATTTTTTCTGCCGCCGGGCGGCGTCCAGAAAAAGGCGCGGATCACATGCGCATTTAAAAAAGACAACAGCGACTCCGTAACCGTAGGGTGGCCGGTATAGACCAGCTGCCAGGATTGGGTAACGCTGTTTAACCCATTGCTGCTGATTTGCTTATATCCGTCGCCAAACTGTGCGCTGCGGACATTGTGAAAAAAGTTGCCGACAGGTGCCGCCTGCGTGCGCCATTGAAAAGTATCGATTGGCATATTTACTCCAGACATAAAAAAACCCGCCGTAGCGGGTTGTGACCGTATATTTCGTAGTTTTAGCACCGATAAAATCAGCGCGCTCCCGAGGCATTCCAAATCAATCCCCCCGGTTTTAGTTCTTTGCTCAACCGTTCGGTAATCGCTTGGTTGACGATACCCTGTACGATTTTCCCCATCCCTCCCGCAGGAGGCTCACCGGCGTTACGCGCATTGCCATCCTGGCTCATCACCACAGTACTATTTACCGTAATACCGCCTCCCCGATCGCCTTTCAGTCCGAACATCGGTGCACGCTCGCCGACCAAACCACCGTCAGCGTAGCCGCGCATCATGGCGTAAAGATGACCTACGCCAATACGCTGCGTCGCCTCCTTGGTCATGACAAACTCACCGCGATGCACAACGCCGGCAGCATCATACTTGCCGCCATCACCGGTATACCCACCGGAGGACTTCAACCCCATCGGCACCGCCCCAGGAGTGTTACCGCCCGAAGAAGCGTCTCGGGCAATCCATCCCATGGCTTTTTGCACCATAAACGCCACCAACAACTGATTGATAACCTGGACGATCATTTTCAAGATAGAGGAAGTAAACTCTTGAAAACTGGTTTTCCCTGTGGTGACCATATCCGTCAACATTCCGGAAAGGCCGTTAAAGGTGGCTCGCCCAACATCCGCCATAGAGGCGTAAACGTTGGTCGCAGTATCCAGATATTCGCTCCATCCTTTACGTGCACCGGCGAGCCAGTCGCCACGAACCTTATCTTCAGCAGCAAATGTGTTTGCCAGCTCACTCATCATATTTGCAGCAAACGGGTTTTCTTTATTCTCCCGACTCAACTGCTGAAGCTCACGACGGCGTTGCAATTCACGGTCACTCACTCCGCTTTCTTGCAGTACTTGCTGGGATTTCGAGCGTTGTTGATTAATGTAATCCCCCGCAATACGGCCGTAGTCGGGCTTTTCTTGCCCTTTCGCCGACGAGACAGGGGCCGCTACCGCCGTGGGTGAATAAAATCCGGAGCGTTTATTGCGCTTACCCAGCCACGTGTCTATTTGCTCACGGCTGTCCCCCTTGTGAACAGGCGGTTGTTCCGCCGTCATGGCCTCACGATAACCTGCAAGGCCGGCACTGATTCTTGCGTGCCCCTGAAAGATGCTCTCCTCTAACTTAGCGGAGGTCTTCTGGCTGTCCTCAACAATTTTTTTATTCGTCTCAATAAAACCGTTAAGAAAGTCAACGTGGGCCATCTTGGCTATAGGCCCCAAAGAATCAACGATAAAGCCGGAAATCAATCCATCGCCTTTTGTGATTAACAGCCTGACTTCATCGATAAGCGTGCCCACGATATCTTTCACCAGCCTGGCCATGGCCAACATATCCACGCCAACGCCATGTGCGGCATCAGAAGCCCATTTTTTAACGTCCATCCACATCAGCGACAGCGGAGACATGTTTTCCATGATAGCCGCAGACTGCCTGCCGGTCTCATCACCATAGAACTGCATCGCCAACGTAGCCGCATCGGTGCTTTTCCCAGCATCAACCAAACGAGAGACATGCTCTAACATCTCAACGTTGACAAAGCCATACTGCTTACCCAACTCCGCCAATCCTTTAACGGGATCGTCCGCTATTTTGCGGAAGTTGGCTTCAACCTCTTCAGCGGTCACCTCGGTCACCGCACCAAGATCCTGCGTTGCTTTGGCAATAATGCCTATCTGCGGCGCGGAATAACGTCCCAAACGGTTCAAAGACGTGAGCAATGTTTCATTCGAACTGATACTGCTGTTCGTCATTGAACCGATAGAAACTGCCAGAGACTCCATTTGGCCAATCGAGTTGAAGGCCTGGCCGTTGGTCATAATGATGGAAGTTCGCATACTGTCGAATGATTCACGGACGTTATAGCCCCAACTGGCCAACGTTGCGACACCACCGATGACCCCACCCAAAGCGGCGCTAGTGGTCACCAACAATGGGCGTAATGCTTGCAACGTATTGCTTACGCCACCAAATGAAGTGACCAGTTGTGCCCCATGATTTAGCGCAACTTTCCAAACAGGCTCCCCCGACGCCAATGACGACACCAAACCCAACATATTGGTTGATAGAGTGTTTAATGTTTCCTTATAGGCTTTGGCATTATTATTACCAGTATGCATATCAGCAGCTTGCTGCCCCATTTGCCTCCTAAGCTGCTGCAGCGCCGCCCCATGGCGCCTTAAACCTTGCTCATCGAAGGCGCTGCGGGAAACTGAACTCTGGGTTTGACGTTGCTGCCGAATCAACTTGCCCAATTCATTATTTAACGGCCCCAGCCGAGTCGACATCTGATGTAAACTATCACTATAGCGGCGGAGATCCTGCGCCCCACTGCGAAAAGCGCGATTCAGCACATCGATTTTACCGACGGTTGCCGAAGCGTTACGTTGCAAGTCGTTCAATTCTTTATTCGCACGCTGCAAATCACCGGTATGAATACGCAGCGTCATGGTTGCAATATCTGCCATGTCTGGCTCCTCGCCACAACAAAAGCCAGCACGGGGCTGGCACCCTCGCAGGCGATCATTTTCGGTGAATGACTCTTAGCGCTGCGTTTTCCATAATACGGATATCATTTAATGTGCTCGCCTCGTCATCTACCGCATAAACCTTCATTAACCAAGGCAGACAGTTATAATCCAACCCGGTGACACCATTCATTCCGATACGCCACTGCGTCGCCATCATCTGGAAAATAGTGACAGCTGATACCATATCCGGCCAGATTTCCAGAGTGACCGTTTCGTAGTCATCTATCGTTAATCCAAATGCGGCAAGTTCTTCGGGAGGGGTTTTAAGCGTGTAGAAAGCCTCGGCAAGCGCCGTCAGTTTTTTTCCCGTACCACCATCAACTCTTTGGTATACGCAGTGGCAATTGCATCAAACGCGCGCGGATAGTTATCAAGCAATGTGATAATGCTTTCTCTATTCAACGTGTCGGGCAATGCCCATCCATCACAAATTTCGTGCAAGAAATCGGCCATAGGTTCATTGTTGTAGCTACCCGCATCCAATTGCTGTTCGGTTGCTTCGCGCAGCGATTTTTCCAGCGTTTCCAATTGGCTGCGTTTTTTATGTTTGAACGAAAATGTCAATATTCCATCCTCGCTTCCCGCACGCGGAATAGCGACGTCAATGCTAAAGGTTGGGGTTGGGTTAAGGGTAAATTCAGTCATCATGAAAAAGCTCCAAGCAAAAATAGTGTCGTTGAAAAACAGGCCTTACCGAGATAAGACCTGTTTGCCGTACCGATTAAAGGGTGGTTTTATAGAAAGTCATGTCGCTGGACTGAATTGCCAGCGATACAGCCACAGTTTCCACCTGGTTGACAGCCGTTGTTGGTTGAGGGTCAAAAGATGGAATTGCTGACCAATAGCGCAGTTCGTTAGCTTTAGGGACGTACATATAAAATGCCAAAACATCGCCATTACGATCCGCATTCTGCAACACGCTATAAATTGGCTGTGTCGAATCGTGAGCGAAGGTAAAGGTTTGCGTTTTCGCCGCCTTGAATGTCGCGAGGTTGCGTTGACGATCATCCTCAAGAAACTGAACCTGAGCATATTGTTGATCGCCGCCCGACTGAGCCACTTCGGTAATTTGCGGAATTTGGGTCCAGTTGGCGACTTTAGTCAGTGCACCTTTACCGATACCGGCAGGGAAAAACTTCACATCCGAAGTATTGATCGCACCAATAGTAACGCTGGTATCGGTTGAGGCTGTGATCTTGGCAACCAAGTCATCAATCAGCCCCCAGCCTGAATTGACAATGACAATGTCCCCAATTTTCAAACCATGACCTGTGGCCAGAGTAAATACAGCGCCATTAGCGTTGCTAACCGCCGTCGTTGCTACCGTCGAAGTAGCAGGGATACCGGCAAATACAGTTGCGCCATTAGGTAATGCAAAACTCATGGTAACTCTCCATTTTTAGATATAAAAAAACCGCCAGGAGGCGGTAGCAGATAAAAAGAAAGACATCATTTTGATGTACTTCTTCATTACATTTATAATCGGTTACGTCTCAGCGCATTAGAAAATTCATGACTGAGACCAATAACTGATACTAACAGGAATGATATAGCTATCTTCTTTTTGAATAGCAGGTAAAATACTGGCCGGGGCATTAATACTGCAGCTCAAATAATCATCGAAAAGCTCAGCACCATTGGGAAAAAGTGACAACACCCGCTCCGCTAACAGATAGCCATCATGGCTCCCCTCGCCTTTTTTGATCACAATATTGACCTGATAATTACCGCTGTATATCGTCACATCCTGAGAAACACCGACCCCCTGATTGACTGCAGGAACAATAAATGGCTCAAGATGCAACACCGCACTTCCCTCAACAGGGAAATTTGCCAACGTATAGTCGATATTGTTTTTTTCCGCCCATTGCAACAGTACCGACTCAAACAAATCTTTTATCTTTAAGGTACTCAACACAACCTCCAAATAATTTAATCCATAAATCCTCTCATGCCCATCAGGAATTGACACAATCTTATATGGTGTTTTTATCAACGAGAATAGAAAAATTAGAATTAATGCCTCATGCATGCCAACTTCAGATGTTATCAAGCTACATGATAAAATTCGAAGCGAAAAGAATTATTTTATTATTTTTTTAAATTAAAAAATAAAACAAACAAAAACACCCCGATAAACGGGGCTATATAAAAAATTGTGAAAAACCTCAACGCTTTTTATGAATACGCTAATAGTTTTCCATCTGCAACTTTATTTCCTCATGAGATAAACATCCATCTATAAAACCTTCCGCAATTTGCATTTGCTGACGAACTCTCCCTTCAGAGCATTTCCAACCACGTGCGATAGCCGATTTTGATTCGCCATACACATAGTGACGCAGAATCAATTCCAACTCTTCTGGTTGACGTATAGCCTGCAATCGAGCAACGGCACGATCGACAGCCAATCCGTCTTCATCACAACAAGAAAGGCGATTCTTTGCCGTATTCGGCAACAATCCCTTAAAGCCCGCAGCGATATGAGAGTATCCCATCGAAGGATGTTCCCGCGCCCAGCCTCCCCACCGCATCAATACCTGCTGTATATCCCTCAT